ACTTTATTAAGTCACAGGCAGAAGTTCGCAACAACCTTGTAGCTCAGATGCGCGAAGTCCTTGACTTTGCACAGGGCGAGGCTCGTGGACTTTCAGCCGAAGAACTAACTAAGATTGAGCGCCTAGAGGCTGACATTGCTCAGCGTGACGCTTCAATCGAAACTGCAAAGCGCGTAGAAGAGCGTGCAGCTCAGGCTACCGAGGCAGCAGCTTCATTCACTCCAGCAGTATCAACAGGCCGCACCGATGCAGATATCCTTCGCGGTATCGCATCAGGCGAAGTTCGTGGTCACGAGTTCAAGCGCGAGTCACGCACATTGGTGCCAAGCGCCAACACCGTGGGTCAGTCTTTTTATGACCAGGTGTTCGAGATTGCGCAGCTGGTTGGTCCTATGCTAACTACCTCTGAGGTTTTCAACACAGCCTCTGGAGAGAACTTGGTAATCCCAACTGTCACCGCGACTTCAACAGCAGGATCAGTTGCAGCAGGTGGAACTATCTCAGAAAGTAACCCAACATTTTCCAGCATTACACTCGGTGCGGAGAAATATGGCGCTATCGTTCAGGCGGCTGGCGAACTTGTTTCAGATGCCGGTTTCAACCTAGAAGCATATATCGCACAGCAGCTCGGAACTTCACTAGGTCTGCAGGCTAACTCAGTATTGACATCTAAGTTGTCTACTGCAGCTGGTTCTGTGGTCACCGGTGGCACAGGCGTGTCTGGTGCCGCAAGCTACGAAAACCTGATCGATTTGGTCTATGGCATTGCAGATGGTGCGAGAACACTTCCAGGGCTCGGCTTTATGATGGCTAAGTCTGGTATTGCAGCAGCCAGAAAACTAAAAGACGGCGCTGGAAACTACATCTGGACAGACAACGCAGTTGCAGGTCAGCCTTCAACACTTTTGGGTTATGCAGTTTACGAAAATCCAAATATTGCAGCGGTTGGCACCGGAACAAAGAGCGTGCTTTTTGGTCACCTACCTTCATTCAAGGTGCGCGTAGCCGGTGGTATCCGCGTGGATCAGAGTGCAGATTTCGCATTCAACCAGGACACCATTAGTTATCGTGGCCTCATCCGATTGGATGGTGGGTTAACTCACGCCACTCACATTGGTTTCTTCAAGGGCGGCGCAAGCTAATCTCGAAGTTCTAAGCTGGATTCCCCTCAGAGTGCGTAGGCTCTGGGGGGTTTCCTTTTCTGCTAATCTTTTGTTATGTCAAAATCTACGCAAAAAATAAAAGGCACAGTTACAGTCTGGAGCAATAGCCCCGGCGAATCTACTGGATATGGCCAGCAAGCCGAGTATCTAGTCAATCGGCTCAAGCGCGATGGCGCGGATGTAGCCGCTTCCTCTAATTACGGCTCGGAAGGGTCGCTAAAAACCTTTAAGACTCCTTATGGAGAAATCCCTGTTTACCCTAGAGGACTTGATCCTTACTCCAACGATGTCGCGCCAATGCACCACAGTCATTGGAAGTCTAGGAATGTAACTCAGCCTGATGCCCTAATAACTCTTTATGATGTCTGGGTTCTAAAGGGAAAGGCCTGGGATTCTATAAACATCGGATCTTGGACTCCAGTAGATCACGCAGCATTAACCGCAGGGGTAGAGGCGTGGCTTAGAAAAGAAAATGTTACTCCTATCGCTATGGCTCCAAATGGAGTTCGAGCTATGGAAGCCAAAGGTATCGAGTGCGAGTATGTTCCGCATGGCATAGATACAAAGATTTTCAAGCCAACTGACAAGATTCAGGGAATGAACATCCGAGAGTATATGGGATTGACCGATGAGTTTATTGTCGGAATGAACGCGGCTAATAAATCCAGCGGTCTAATTCATCGCAAGGCATTTTCAGAAAACTTGCTTGCCTTTGCAATCTTTAGAGAGCGCCATAAAGATGCAGTTCTTTATCTACACACCGAACCTCTAGGTGTCGCAGGTGGGTGGAATCTAATTGCTATGCTTCAAGCTTTTAATATTCCTAAAGAGGCTGTTATGTTTCCGCCAATGCTGGATTATAAGTATGGAATGAGCCAGCAAGATCTAGCAGCCCTCTATTCTGCTATGGATGTTTTCTTAGCCCCTAGCTTTGGAGAAGGCTTTGGACTTGGCACTATTGAGGCACAGGCAACAGGCACGAGGGTTATCGGTTCTAACTGGGGCGCTACTCCCGATTTAGTTGCAGAAGATTCTTGGTTAGTCGAGGGTCAGCCTATGTGGGATGCAGGGCAACACGCTATTTGGACAATGCCGCTTATTCCTTCGATTGTCAATGCTTTAGAGTTGGCTTATAAGGCAGAGCGTGGACCTAGCAAGATTGCCATAGAGTTCGCTAAAGACTTTGATGTAGATACAGTCTGGAATAAGTATTGGATTCCAGTTATGAAGAAACTATTGAAGTGATACCAGTTTTAGGGTTCTGCACTCTAACTAGATTTGACCTAGCCGAGCGCCTACTGAAGTCAATAGATTTCCCAGTAGAGCATTTGGTAATCGTGGATAACTCAGGCACTCAATCTTGGAATCCTGTCAAGCCAGACTGGGTAGAAAAGATGTGGGTTATTCGAGTGCCTTTTGGCTTAGGTCTAGTCGGTGCTTGGAATCTAATAGTCAAGTCCACACCTTATTCGCTTTATTGGGTGCTAGTAAATGACGATGCTTGGTTTGAACCTGGAAGCCTAAAAACCATAACCGAGGATGTAGACACTCAAGCTCTAAACTTTCTAGACATCGTGCCAGCGTGGTCAGCAGTTGTTTTTGGCGAGGGAATGATTGACAAGGTTGGCCTTTATGACGAACGCTTCTATCCTCTCTATTTTGATGATAATGACCTAGAGCGCAGAGTCCATAAAGCAGGAGTGCCAGTCAAAACTATTCAGGCAAAGGTGCATCACGAAAACTCAAGCACTCTCAACTCAGGATTTGCAGCGGCTAACAGCGTGTCTTATCGCAACAATCAAAACCTTCTTAGCCATAAAGAAAAGGAAGAAGATTATAGCGCTGGTGAGTGGACTCTAAAAAGCAGAAGGACTAACCGATGGGATTGAGGGTTTACACCGGCGGATCCTTTGACCTTTACCACTACGGACACGCAGACTTTCTAAAGCGCTGCAAAGAGCTGGCAGGGCAGGATGGCGAAGTAATCGTTTCGCTAAACACAGATGAATTTATCCAGGAGTATAAAAAGAAAGGATTGGTGATGACCTATGATGAACGGAGAAGGGCGCTCTTGTCTTGTCGCTTTGTTGATGATGTTGTTTCCAATGTCGGTGGCGCTGATAGCCGTATCGCTGTTGATTTGGTGAACCCTGATCTGATAGTTATCGGCTCAGACTGGGCAAGGCGTGACTACTATTCTCAGATGGGTTTTGACCAAGACTGGCTAGATAGTCGAGGGATTGGACTGTGCTACATTCCCTACACTCAGGGGATTAGCTCGACAGACATAAAAACTAGATTGCGGTTCGAGCGGTAGAATTAGGTTATGGCAATCGCAAATGGATATTCAACTCTCGCCGAGGTAAAGGCTGCGCTTCGCATAACTGACTCCATAGATGACAGTTTGCTAGAAATGGCGATTGAGTCTGCCTCTCGCCTAGTAGATGGCTACACAGCTCGCTCTTTTTACAATGCTGGAACTGCTGCCCGATACTTTGTAGCCGACACAGATTACCTAACTTACATTGACGATGCAATCAGCATTACTCAGGTTGCAACCGATACTTCTGCCGATGGCACTTATGACATTATTTGGCAAGGCGATGACTACCAACTAGAGCCTCTAAATGGGCGTGTAGACGGCCTTGTATGGCCTTACAACGCCATTAGAGCAATAGGTGACTACACCTTCCCAATCTGGGGTGGCGAGGGCTTGGTAAAGGTCACAGGAACTTGGGGCTTTAGCGCTGTTCCTACTGCTATTAGACAGGCAACCATTATTCAGGCCTCAAGAATTTTCAAGCGCCTAGACTCACCTCTTGGAGTTCTATCAAGTCCAGACCTCGGCTTTATCCGAGTCGGCTCACGCCTTGATCCTGATGTTGCGCAGTTGGTAGATACCTACCGGATTGTGAAGTTTGCATAGTGGCAAGCATCACCAATATCCGCTCAGGTCTAGCAACCAGGTTAGCCACGATTACAGGCTTGCGCTCTGGGCCAACAATCCCTGACAATGTGAATCCACCTTATGCGATTGTCGCACCTACTTCGGTTGATTATCACCGAGCTTTCAACAATGCACTATCTACCTATAACTTCACAGTCACAGTAGTAGTCGGGCGAGTGTCAGAGCGCACTAGCCAAAACAGTCTTGATGCCTACTGTTCCCCAACAGGAACTAGCAGCATTAGGGTAGCCATTGAA